ATAAGTCTTAAAAGTCCCTCAGCAAATAAAGCAAGAACCACCCAACCGACGCACATACTAATGATAGAAGCATTACGGTTGTGGCGTCGTATTGCTGCATCGATCATCTCCTGAACTTCTTCTTTAGTTACTTGGGTGGTCATTTTCTAACTCCATCAATCTTTTTTCCCATGTTACTCCACTATCCAATCCTTTGCATGGGTTTATACAGGTATCATCACCATGATTATTACAAACTAAACCAGCAAGATCAAGTTCATTTCCTTTCTTTGCTGTACCAGACCAATAGTGCTCTCCATTTAACCAAGTGGCACCACACTTGAGGCATTCCTTTCTCTCCACAGAGAGATCGGACAGCTCTTTATTGAACATTGTTGTACTCCTTAAGGAACTCCTTAAAATCGGTTGTATCCCTAATGAGTTGCCTCTTAAGTTTCCAACCCATCCACTTCAATTGAAGTCTTATACCAGCATAACGAATTTGTAAATCCATGTACTGAATTAGTCTCATGGTTTCATCATACCCAGCATATATCACTAATGCGACCATTGTCAGCATTAGAACATAATAGAGAGTCATTTTGGTATCTCCATATATTTGTATATAGATGATACATTATTTCTTAAGGATTGCGTATTATAACTTAATAAAAAGCGGAAAGGGTGGGATTCGAACCCACGGAAGCTTTCACTTCGCCAGTTTTCAAGACTGGAGCCTTCAACCACTCGACCACCTTTCCAGGGTGTTATCTGACATCAAAGTCCAATCTACGAACTTTGCGCTGTCTTCTTGCCTCTTGGTAGGCAAGATCTGATGATGAAAGAACATTCTTTTGTTCTTTCTTTGTAGAGTTTATCATAATTACTCTACTTAAGTCAAGTGCCGTAACACTATCGCCCTTTACGGTCATCGTATTTGGGCATCCGCAAACTTGAGTCTTAGTTGTTCCAGTTAACTCTCTGTTGCAATCTTTGCATCTTACTATTAACATAGTTCTGCATCCAATTCAAAGCAAGTGATTTATTTATCATGGGCGATGAGGGATTCGAACCCCCGACCCTCTCCGTGTAAAGGAGGTGCGCTACCACTGCGCTAATCGCCCGTACTCCCCCGGCTGGATTCGAACCAGCGACCAATCGATTAACAGTCGATGGCTCTACCGCTGAGCTACAGAGGAATAAAATCCCCGAAGGGGAAGCGGAGTATCGGAATCGAACCGACGACATCTAACTTGGAAGGATAGCGTTCTACCGCTGAACTAACTCCGCAGGTCGGGTCTTACATGAAAGAGGAGGTGGTGGTGGTCTCTCTCAATGCCCATGTGACAATTGTACCAGGTGGGTGGTAAATTGTCAACGACTCAGGTAGGACTCGAACCTACGACCGACTGCTTAGAAGGCAGTTGCTCTATCCAACTGAGCTACTGAGTCATAAGAAGGGGTTAACTTCTCTCAACCCCATCAACAAAGTTATCATACTCCTCTTCGGAGATTTCGTCAAGACTCAAGATTTCAAGTTTATCGTCATTGATATCCAACCATTCATGAAATTCATCGATGATTGCAAGTTGATCATAGATTTCTTCGATCTTTCCTTTAGAATCGATTGTATCGATTGCCCACAGTCTGACATGAGCAACGATATCTTCAGTCTCCATCATAGTAGTCTTTTCTGAAGTATCTGCTAAGGATGTTGCTATTATAGAACTTGGGGGTTCCGTCGTCAAGTGATTCTGTGAGGACATTGTTAGTGAAGAGTTGTCTTGTCTCTTCGTAGTTTGTTTTACCAGCTGTTTTATGTAGAGACAAGATAGTTCGACTAAAATTTTGTCTCCCAAGTTTCCCAATCTCTTCCTTAAGTTCCGGACAAGACCCATAATAATTTCTCCAATCAGATTCTGATTTTACCTTTCGCTTTTTTCCTTTTGGTGTTCTGAACGACCAAAAATACTTTCTTCCAATGTACGATCGACCGTTGAGCTTATTGGTAATTTCATAAACAAAACCAAAGTTGTCCCCAATAAGACTCCCGTCAAAAGGGGTGCCCATATAGATCCAAGGGTTCTCATAATCAATATCGATACTCATCAAGCATATCAAGGACTTCGTTCAAATATTTATGAGCAAGTCCTTTGGGATCAGAATACCACTGATTGTCGTTGTGTAGTCGATCTTTTAATTTTAGTACACGAACTTTTAGTTCTTCTTTATTCAGATTGTTCTTTGGCATCTTTTGGTGTATTGTAAGACTCATAAGCATCATAGTCGCCAAATAGCAAATCGTCAGATTTTGCTGCTTCTTTGTATGCTTCTAAGGATTGTTCTTTTTCGTCCCAAGTATGGTCAAAGGGAATAGGTTCTGTACCATATTCCCATGTATCATAATCTTCCTCGTTTCTTGGATCAGAGGTTGAATCCTGCAAAGGTTGATGCTGTGACATCCTGTTTGATTCCTCCAACGACGTATGACTCCACCTCGGTCTCTTGTGGGGCGACCTGGAGTCCTTTAGAGGAGATCCAGTGCTGAGTCCAAGGAAGTGGATTATTTGTTGCTGCAATGTCATATTGTGGTTTGAGGCCGATTGCTTTCAGTCTACGGTTTGCAATCCATTCGACATACTGCTGTAACAATTTGTCATTCAAACCAATCATAGAACCATCCTTGAACAGATAATCTGCCCAACGCTTTTCTTCATTAACAGCACGATCGAACATTTTATATGTCCACTCTTCTTCTTCCTTCATGATCTGCTTCATTTCGGGATCATCACCATCACGCCACTTGTTCAGAATGTTCTGAGTGATTGCTAAGTGTTGGTTTTCGTCTCTTGCGATAAGAGAGATAATTTTAGCTGATCCCTCCATAAGCTTAAGTTCACCGAATGCGAAACTACAAGCAAAACTAACGTAGAACCTAATACCCTCAAGAATGTTAACGTTTGCGACTGCTCTGTACAGTTTTCGTTTGACATCTTTGATTTCCCATTGTGCGGACGGTGATTGTCTAAAATCATCTTGCCACATGCTCCCAGTGCCCCACATTTGAGCACTACGAATGAAGTCATCATAAGACTCTGTAACGCTGCTGGCACGTTCCAGAATGCGCTCATCGGTAACGATCTTATCAAACACCTCAGAGGGGTCTGAATAGACGTTCTTAATAATGTAGGTGTATGAACGACTATGAATCATTTCCATGAATCCCCAAACTTCCATACATGCTTCCAACTCAGGAAGTGAGCAGTATGGAATGAATGCCATGCCAGGGCCACGACCTTGAATAGAATCAAGCATGATCTGATACTTCAGGTTAGAAGTATAGATGTGCTTTTGTTCGGGACGCAAGGTATGATAGTCACCACGATCCTTCTGAAGAGAGACCTCCTCAGGTCTCCAGAAGTATCCCAACTGTTGGGTTGTAAGTTTATCAAAAACGGGGTATTTGTATGAATCGTATCTCTGGATTCCCAGAGGTTTACCGAAAAACATCGGTTGCTTTTTAGTATTTACTTGTTCGGTGTTAAAGACGGTCATGCCTTCAATCTCTGTTTTCACATTTTCCACTGACGAAACCTTAAACTGCACAGGATTCACACTCTCCCTCCTCGGCTTGTTCTAACTCACTTAAGATACTCTGTAGTTCGGACTTCTCTTCCACCACTTCATCATTCTTCATGTCATGAGTGTTTTGATAGTAGGAAGTTTTCCATCCGTACTTATATGTAGTCAAAAAGTCTTGTGCCATGACGGACACTGGAACTTCATTGTCAGGATAGTTCTCTGGATTGTAACTCCAGTTACCAGAAATTGCTTGGTCAAAGAACTTCTGCATCACAGCAACAACATTAATATAACCACGATTGGACTCCATATCCCACAGAAGCGTATAATTGTTCTTAAGAGTTCCGTATTGTGGGACAATCTGTTTGAGAGGGCCCTTCTTCGACTTCTTAATGGACAAGTAGTCACGAGGTGGTTCGATTCCGTTTGTGGCATTTGACACAACGGAACTGCTCTCTGAAGGCATTTGTGCGGACAGTGTGCTGTGTCGGAGACCGTGCTCCAAGATAGATGCTCTAAGACCTTCCCAATCATGTGCTAACTTCTGAGTGGAAATCTCATCCACATCTTTCTTGTATGTATCAATCGGAAGAATGCCGTCGCTGTACTTGGTGCGACCAAAGTCATGACACCATCCCTTCTCTTTAGCAATCTGATTAGATGCTTTCAAGAGATAGAACTGGAAAGCTTCAGAAAGTCCATGAACAGCATCCCATGCTTCTTGAGAGTCATAGGCATACCCAAGTTTTGCCAAATAGTGTGCCAGACCAATAAAACCAATACCAAGTGACCTACGTGCCTTTGTAGCGCGTTCTGCTGCCCTTACAGGGTACTCCTGATAATCAATCAGTTCTTCCAGTCCGCGAACAGAAAGATCGCAAAGTTCTTCAAGTTCTTCATCAGACTTTACCTTGCCAACATTGATGGCAGACAGAATACACAAAGCAATCTCTGCACCCTCATCATCAATATGTTGAAGAGGATATGTTGGGAGAGTAATCTCCTGACACAGGTTACTCATCTCAACCTTATCTTTAAATGAAGAGTGAGAGTTACAGTGGTCGATGTTCATAATGTAGATACGACCAGTCTCTGCTCTCTCTTTCAGAAGATCCAGAATGAGTCCTTGAGCTCTGACAGTCTTTCTTGGAACAGATGAATCTCGTTCATAAGATACATATAACTCGTCAAATCCATCAGTGCCAAAAGCATCATACAGACCAGGAACGTCGTGTGGGGAGAAGAGAGAGATCTCTCCATTTTGGATGAATCGTTCATAGAAGAGTTTACTGGTTT